CGGCGCGCCTGCGGCGTAGTCTCCGCCAGCGACGACCTGTTTTGGCTTCTCGACTGTGTCTGTGAGGCCCAAGGCCCGCGCGACGGCAGCGACGGCCCGCCCGGTCAGGGTGGACGTGCGCAGGGCGAGGGGGGCGGGATCGGCGCTCATGTGTGCAGCATAGCCCAGCGGCGTTGTCAAGGTCAAGAACGGGGTGCCTATCGCTTCTCGCTGTTGAGCCCTTCCCACTCAGTCTTGGGCATGATGATGATGGACGGGGACGCGGCGCAGTGCGGGCAGGCGGCGCGGCTTGGTGGCTGGGCGCGCCGCAGGTCGTTGATCTGCGACTGCATGCTGATCATGGCGCGCTGCATGTCGTCAAGGGCGGCGCGCATGGCGGCCACATCTTGATGGGGGGTCAGGCCCGCCACGGCTTCGGTGAGGCCCTCGACCGCCGAGGCGATCTTGTTCAGGACGTAGGTGTCGCTCATCGGGGCTCCTTGGAGGCTTCGTCTTCGGCGGCCGGCGCGGCGGCGCGGCGCAGGGCATAGCAGAGGTAGCGCAGGCAGTCGTGGGCGTGGTCGTCGCCGTCGGTCTCGTAGCGGTCGACGTCGCCGCCGCGGCCGGTCTTGCGCCACGTCAAGCGCGAGGTCTCGCGGATGAGGTTGGTGCACACGTCGTGGATGACGACGCCGGGGGTGCCCCACTTCTCGCGGATCGCGAAGCGCTCGTGCAAGGCATCGAAGCTCGCGGGCCGGGCCTTGGGGGCCGGCGCGGTCGGGAGATCGTACTGCGACTGCAGGACGCCCCGCTGGTCTTTGCCCTCGGGGTCGGCCCAGCGCTTGCTTACGGCATCGGCTGTGCAGCCCGAGCCTTGACAGGTCTGGCACCCCGTGCCGCCGGGGCGGAAGGCGCGCACCCGCCATGCCTGCCACACGTCGCCGCCGATCTCGGGGGGCTGACAGTCCGGGCAGCCCTCTACGCGCCAGATCTCGGCGGCGTGGTCGCTCAGCAGCATGTCGGCGGCGTAGTGCTCGCGGTAAATGTGCAGCACGTCGTTGGCTTCGTCGTGAGCTGCCCAAAGATGACAGAAGGGGGCGCGGCTGCCGAAGTCGATCACGCCGTAGCGGGTCCATTCGGGCGGCGGGGCGTAGGCTGGGATGACGTAGGGCGGGCCGTTGTGGAAGTCGGGATGGACGGCGCCTTCCAAGGCCACGATCTCGCCGCGGAGGCGGGATCGGCGCACAGCCTCGGGCTTGCCGGCCCACTTGTCGGCGACGACCTCTGCCGAGACGTAGGGGTTGTCGAGCGCGTGCACGAAGGCCACGAACAGGCGGCGCGGCGCGGGGGTGCCTTTGTCGAGGTGGCCGACGTTGTCGGTCAGAAACGGAGTCCAGCCTGACAGGGGGGTCATCGTCGCGTAGGTCAAGCCGTCGAAGTCGATGGTCCGGGCCGTGATCGATGCGAAGCCCTGCGGGCTCTGGGGCTCCTCATCGATCCACGCCCCGTGGATGCGCGCGCCCTCGAACGGGTTCCGGGCGTTGCCCTCCGATGTGTTCTGCGCGAAGGCTTTGCAGGTGATCCGGCCGCCGGACGGCAGCTTGACCTCGGCTTCGTTGTCGGACTGCCAAGACCGGCGCACCGACCCTGTCGGTAGGTACACGTCGAGCTTTGCGCGCTGGACGGTGCGGCTCATGTTGAAGGTCTGCGAGACAGCCCAGAACACCCCGGGGTGCCGCTGGATGCGCGAGAGGTCGAGGCCGTTGAGGTCTGCCCAAGCGCGCACGTCAGGGTCGTCGGAGCCCGAGGCGACTGCGACGGCGAGCTGTGCGCCGGCTTCGGTCTTGCCAGTCCGGCTGCCCCCGAGGATGAAGGCCCGGTCATAGTCTCCGGCGAGCATCGCCCTGATCACGCCGACCTGTGAGGTCCGGGCCTCGACGATACCGCAGGCAGGGCACCGGTGCCCCATGCCCTGCCCGGTCGGCTCCATCGGCATGCCGCGGCGGCCCTTGGGGGGCGCCGGCGCGTGCGGGTCGGGGTGAGGGCAGGTGCGACACTCCGGCACCCAAAGCCGCGCGTAAGCGAGCGGGTGCGCCCGCTGCTTGGCTTCGAGGGCATCGACGGCAAACTCGATGTCGGCGAGGGCTTCAAGCAGCGCGCCTGGCGGGCGCTTGCCCAGGGCGCGGTACGTCCCGAGCTTGCGCTGCAACTCGGCGAGCACGGCCGGGATGTCGGCGGGGCGCATCAGCCCTCCTCGTCGTCGCCCTCGTCGGCGGGCTCTTCGTCCTCGGCAGTCTCGTCAGCGTCGGGGATGCGGGAGAGCGCGGAGCCCAAGCGCGAAGCGAGGCGGGCGATCCGGTCTTCGGCCGAGCCCTCGGCGTCATCGGTCACGATCTCGACGATCTCGGTCTTGCCAACGCCGATCCGGTCGAGGATCGCGGTCGCCGCAGAGACCCGGGCGGCCGGCGGGGCGCTCTCGTCGCCGGCAACCTTGCCGAGCGCGGCGATCGCCACGTTGCGGACCGACCGGAGCTTGCCTCGGGTCTCCTTGGTGATCTCCGCGATCTTCTTCTCGATCTCGGCCTTCATGCGCGGGTCTTTCAGCGCCACCTCGACGCCCTTGACCGACAAGCCGCTGAACTCGGCGGCCTTCTTGCGGGTCATGCCGACAGCAACAGCCTCGGCGAGCAGCAGCCGCCGGACGCTGAGTGGGCGCGGGGCGCCCTTGACGTAGGCTGGATTGGTCATCACCCCTCCTGAGAATGGAGCGCCGGGGTCGGATCTGCCCCGCCTTCCTCCGGGTGGTCCCCGGTGGCCCTCTCAGGGCCGGCGCATGGTTTCTTGGGGTACGGCTTCGCAAGCTTCCTGAGCGCGGGCAGCACCTCTTGGTCGATGGCGTACAGATACTTGAACTTCCCCGGCACCGTCTCGTTTCGCACGTTCGGGTCGACGGACTTGAGTTTGGCCGGGTTGTCTGACCCGAAGCGGTCAAAGGCTGCCCGCTTGTGCATCAGTGTCCCGTCGCTAAACCGAAGCTGCTGCGAGGGGACCATCTGGCCGATGAACGTCCAGTTGGAGGCTTGGTACACGGTCCCGTAGTGGCCCTGGAGCGGGTCAGCGTAGCTGATCACGACCTTGCATACTTTATCCCTGCGCAGGATGCGGAGGCAAGCTGCAATGGTGCGGCTCTCGACGAAAGGCGGCGCCCAGTCGGCAATCCACAGGCGGGTCAGCTCACACATGTCGCGCGGGCGCTCGCACAGAGGGAACGACTTCCAGTTGTTCAGGTTCGCCGGGTGACCGAAGGTGGCGACGCCGACGAGCTTCTTGTCAATGAACGCGCCGAAAGAGACAAAGTTGCCGTTCGGCCAAGCCCTGGAGTAGTGATGTTTGGTGATGATGTCGCGGGCGACAGCAGGCGTGATGACTGCGACGCGAAAGTCAGCCCCCATGTGCCCTCCAGAGATACAGGAACAGGGCGCCGAGACGCTCGGCTTTGCTGGTCGGCGCTTCCGGGTCGCCCCAGTCCGCCTCGACTGCAGCCTCGATCTCAGGCACATCGTCCTTGCGAACAATCATGTTGAACCTGCCGAACTCGCTCTCGCCGTTGATGTGCGTCTGATCACTGAGGTCGTCAAGGTCGACGTCAGGCATCTCCTGCAGCATCGTCTCAAGCTCCTGCGCGTCGAAGCCCAGGCCGTCAAGGTCCACGTCCTCAGCGTTCAACTCCCGCAGGACCTCAGCAAGCACAGCCGCATCCCAGTCCGCGATCTCGCCGATCTTGTTGTCGGCGAGCGCCAACGCCTTCGCCTGCGCTGGGTCGAGGTCCATGTACCTGACCAGCACCTTGTCAAGCCCGAGGCTCTGCGCGGCGGCGTAGCGGGTGTGGCCTGCGATGATCACGCCGTCGGCGCGCCGGACGATGATCGGAGACGAGAAGCCGAAGCGCTTGATCGAGCCCGCAACTTCTTTGACGGCCGCGGCGTTCTTCCGTGGGTTCTTCTCCCACGGCTTGATCGCGTTGATCTCGACCCATTCCGCTTCCGCCACTTGACCCCCGTTCCTGCGTATCTCAGATACGCACCGCCCTGCCCGCCCACAGCCCCCAGGACCGCCCCGAGAGCCTCCCCCGACCTGCCGCCCGCCTTGCCCGCCGTCGCGGTCCTGGGCGCCCCTGCGGGCCTGTAGCCGGTCTGGAGAGCGACCGCCGCGCCTCCCGCCCGGTGATGCCCCACCGGTCAGGCGCTCACGCCGAGCTTGGCCCGGCGGTCGCTGGCGTCAGTGTAGCGCAGGGGGCGCGG